ATACACCGTTATTTCTAACAACACCCTTCCACAATACGTATCCTAAATGTCAGAAACTATTCGTTCACTAAGTATCACTGAAGCAGAGGAAACTGTCCTCGTTGAAATGATAAAATACTTCAACGATTTGGGTTTGCCTGATGACATCAACTCTAAGGATTACGATTCCTTAACTGATAAGATCTGCGAACCTGCGTTTTGGGAGTATAATTAAGAAGGGTTAATCCCCTTCTTTTTTTATAGAGTATTTTTGTACTAAGCAAAGCGGCTGGAATTTTTCAGCCGTTTTTTTCTTAATATTCTCTTAACGGGTTTTGTATCCGCATGAACTACAAAATCCGTGAAAGTATGCTATGCTTAAAGCATGAATAATTCAATTACTAATCTTTCAAAAGCAAACGCTTATACAATTCTTGAAAACGTCGTCCGTGAGTTGGACGCACTCTATGACCGTGAGGATGATAAGCATCCAATGGACTCTGATTTCGTTACAGGTCATCTTGACGACCTAGATGAAATCATTTCTCAACTTCGTGAGTTGACTGAATTTGACCCAACCCCATAATAGGGGTTTTTTACTGGAAAAATTCCGGCTTGAATCCAGTTGAGAAACTGTCACACTAAATCCCCATTCGTGGTGAAAATGATTTATATTAAGAAAGTCCAACGAATTTCATCCAATTATGAATGATTACGAAGACACAATTCTTCAGGAGTTAATGGATACTCCAGGAGAAATCTTTGACATTCCAGAGTTAAACGACTCTAAATTTGATGTCGAAGATTACATAAACAATTCAAACTTGGATTACTAAATGAAAACAACTGAATGGTTAATCCTTGGCATTCTTATCATTTGTTTCATATGAATTCCTCCTCCAAAGTAAACACAACTGATTTTCACATGAATAACTATCCCTCTGAGATCTACGATGAGATTGAAACATTCTGTAAAGAAAATGAATTTACTGTTGATTACTTTTTACAAGAATTCGCAGTAAATGAAAGACAAATCAGAAGACCCTTCTCAGCATGGCGTGGTAGATCAATGTTAAACGACGTATAAGGACAGTTGACAAACTGGACTTTTTTACAACAAAATCGTTACAAACCCCGTAATAGGGGTTTTTTATTTGGTATGATAGGGGAGTAAACGCAACCAAGCGAATTTATGACCGTTAAGTCAAACACTCCTGCAACTCCAAAGGCAACCGCCCCAAAGAAACGTAGAACCCGTAAGACTTCACAAACTGCCAAAACAAATCAAGTTATTAAGGAAGTCCAAGCAGTCTTGGATGCCCCCAGAGCTAAGGCAACAAAGGCAGTTAAAAAACCAATCGTTGCCAAGGTCACAGTCACAACCTTCAAAAGTGGCAAAGCAGTCTCAAAGAAAACCACTTTGAAACGCCCCTCGACTGCCCGTCTCATCACCCCACAAAGGTACGTTGCAGACATTCAAACCCGTTGGGCAATTCACAATTTTGAAATCCAGGAATTGATTTCAGACTTCGTGAAAGGGTTTGATATGGTAAGACCCTACCACACCGAATTGGTTAAAAGGATCAAAACAGTCAATCTTTAAACTGTCACACAAAGCCCCCGCAAGGGGGTTTTTTCATGGTATGCTTAAGGAGTCCAATCAAAAAAGACCTAATGAACGAATCAAGACTTGAAGATTTGGCAGAAACCATTTTTGAGCAAATGATGGAATCATTCAAAGACCTCACACCCTCAGAAGTTGAATTAGTCTATGGGTGCGCCTGTGATGAGGCAGTCAAACAAACCAGTTGAGAAACTGTCCCAAGCACCCCTTTACAGGGTGCTTTTTTCGTGTATGATAACAAAGTAATCAAAAGGAGCACCCATGCAACTTCGCCCAATCGCCGCAAACCAAACTGAATTAACTCTCAGTAACGGCACACAGGTTTTCTTCTCATATAAGACACCCGTCGCCGCATACCTTGCAGATAAGGCAGAATACGTAAGAACTGCTACCAAATGGTCCGTCACAACCTCACGCCACATAAACAAATGGTTACAGGGAGTAAATGCTACCACAGTGGACCAGGAAATGCTTGACAGTCTAACCGCTTAGAAAACTGTCATACGAAACCCCCGAAAGGGGGTTTTTTCGTGGTATATTAAAAGAGTGGAAGGGATACTACAGGGTAACGTCCAAACAGACTTCGCACGTGCTGTGACCCACCTTCCACACTCCAAAGCATTTTTCCCGATTTTTAACATGACAAAAAACCTTCACATTGAACACCCCGAAGATAGCATCCTTACAGGCAACCTTTCTGTATTGGATGCTTTTTTATTGCCGTTGTTACTTAGTCTTAAGATTGACGGAGCTCCAGCAATAGTTTGGGGACGTAATCCTGCCAATGGAAAACAATTCGTAGGAACGAAATCTGTATTCAATAAGAAGTTAATTAAGATATGTCATTCTACAGAGGATATTGATAAGTTCTATACAGGATCTTTGCGTCATATATTATATCATTGCCTTTCGTATTTGCCTATAACTAATAACATATATCAGGGCGATTTCATCGGTTTCGGTGGTGCTAAGAATTACAGACCTAATACAATTACTTATAGTTTCCCTGAGCAAATTGATGCTAAGTTAGTAATAGCACCACACACGCAATATTATGCTGAGAAAGATTTAAGGGATGCAATCTCATATCCATTAGTTAATAAATTGGATAGTAATGACTTCGTGCATTATGTACAACCTGATGCATATATTAGGGCGGGTTATGGTGCAAACTATGGTGAAACATTTGATGCCTTTTATGATACTAAAGGATGGATAGATTGGGCAAAGAGAGTATCACAAACTGTGCAGTTCGTAGATGATAATAAGGCAAAGAAATTAAAGATCAATCTTAATCATTTGATCCGTACTGAAAGTGATATTAAACCCGAATTATTTGAGGGACTATGTGATACAAAGCTAATAGAGTTTTGGTTAATAGTTAGGGACATAAAACGTATGGCATTAGATGAATGTCGTCATAAGGGTAATTTCAAGTCCTACATTAACTACAATGTAGAGGTAATCGGTGAGGGATTTGTTATGAATACCCGCTACGGTTCTTATAAGTTAGTGAGACGCAATCTATTCTCTTATGCTAACTTTAACAATGATAAGTTCAATAATACCACTAATAATAAAGAAAGAGAGATTGCATACGCTGCTTAACAACTAACAGGGGCTAATAACCATTCGTTCGTGATTACACAGTCGTTGGTTATTATGCCCCTTAAATGTTATTTTCGATGGATCCCCTAAGCTATAAAGTGTTACGGAAGCGATATAAAAATTTTCCAATAATAAAAAAAATCTATATAATCCTGAAAAGGAAAATAATCTGCCTTATGCAAAAAAATTCCCCAGAAAATTTTTCGCCCCTAGAAGTTGATGATATATCGGGCGAGTTTTATGTTAAAGTACCTGAATGGGTCGTCAATGATATGAATTGGTATGAGGATACAGAGGTTCATTTTAAGGTAGATGGAAAGGAAGTTATTATTACAGAAAGAGAATGAATAAAACATATCACATATACCTAGATGAGAGATGTCTCTTCAAGAATTTGGATGAAACGGAGTTTAAGGTTATATGGGGTAGACTTTATCATTCTTATTGGGATGGACTGACATATGAAGAAGTAACCGAACAGGAATTAGTTGATGCAAGTTATTGACGATATAAGTAGAATGATGTATAATACAAAGGTAATTACAATACGTCATGGCTAAAGGATTTACAGTTAAAGCAAAAACTCCTGCTACTAAGGCACCAGAGTGGGATTATGCAGCTGCAAAAGAAATGATAAAGGGTAAAACAATAGTATTTTGTTTACCTGGAAGAGGTGTATCATATACCTTTTTGAAATCTTTTGTACAACTTTGTTTTGATCTTGTTCAAAGTGGTGCTGCAATACAAATATCACAAGATTATAGTTCTATGGTGAACTTTGCTAGATGCAAGTGTCTAGGTGCAAATGTTCTTCGTGGACCTAATCAATTACCTTGGGATGGTAAGTTAAAATATGATTATCAGTTATGGATTGATAGTGATATAGTATTCAATCCTGAGAAGTTCTGGCAATTAGTTCTTATGGATAAGGATATTGCTGGTGGTTGGTATGTTACAGAGGATGGAAGAACTACTTCTGTTGCACACTGGTTAGAGGAAGAAGACTTCAGAAAGTCTGGTGGTGTTATGAATCATGAAACTACTGAAAGTATTACTAAGCGTAAGAAGCCTTTCACTGTAGATTACACTGGTTTTGGTTGGTTATTAATCAAGAAAGGTGTATTTGAACATGAAGAGATGCCATATCCTTGGTTTGCTCCTAAGATGCAAGTCTTTGAATCAGGTGAAGTACAGGATATGTGTGGAGAAGATGTGAGTTTCTGCCTAGATGCTAAGGAAGCAGGCTTTGATATTTGGTGTGATCCTCGTATCAGAGTTGGTCACGAGAAGACAAGGGTGATTTAGATGATAGGCGAGACGTACACCGTTTATATTAATGGGAAAGAGAAATTTACATCTCTTTCTCGTATGGAGTACTTCGATCTTATGGAAGATTTGTCTGTAGAATTTTATCAGACAGGCACACCACATCCCGACGACATTTCTTATAGCATACAAAAATATCAAGGAGAATCTAATTAATGGCAAGGTCAAAAACAGGCTCATGGGGAACCATTGAGTTAGAGTCAACCCCAAAAAAGACTCGACAAGGGCAAGGAAAACACTCGAAATATGCCCCAACGTCCCGTAACTCGGCTCGAAAGAAGACCAGAGGGCAGGGAAAATAGAAAAAAACCCCTAAAGCGTCTCGAAAGAGGCGTTTTTTTAATAAATACAGTATTAATTCTTATTTCCGACCTAAATAAATCAGGAAAAACTCTAATTCTATGGCAGTTACTCGGATATCAAGAGGATTTAAGGATATTAGTCTATCTTTTGACAAGCATCCAGTGACTAATGACATATTAGTCCTTAAGAATGAGAATGCAATTAAGAAGGCTGTAAGGAATCTGGTACAGACAATACCAACCGAACGTTTCTTTAATTCTATACTAGGTTCTGAGGTACGTTCTAAGTTATTTGACCTATGTGATTATGGTACGGCATCATCAATTCAACGTGAAATTGAGATTACATTACAAAACTTTGAACCAAGAATAGATGATGTAAGTATTGAGGTACTACCAAGACCTGATCAGAACGAATTTGAGGTCTATGTATTCTTTAATATTGTCGGACAAGATTTTCCGTCTCAGGAATTCACATTTATGCTAGAAGCTACAAGGTAATATGCCCTTCACTAAGTACACAAACCTCGATTTTGATCAAATAAAAGAGTCGATAAAGGATTATCTTCGAGCAAACTCAGACTTTACTGATTTTGACTATGAAGGATCGAATATGTCGGTCTTAATTGATACATTGGCATATAATACATACATCACTGCATTCAACTCTAACATGGTAGTGAATGAATCCTTCTTGGATTCAGCAGTACTACGTGAAAATGTCGTATCATTAGCACGAAATATAGGGTATGTACCACGTTCTAGGACAGCTTCTACAGCAAATATAGCGTTTCAGGTTGGTGTAACCACTAGCACTCCTACAGCGACCTTACAGGCAGGTTTAGTCTGTGTTGGTGCGGAAGATGATACTACATTTACATTCTCAATACCTGAAAATATCACTACAACTGTTGATAGCATAACTGGAATAGCAACATTTGGTACTCTTACAGACCCAGTTACAGTACATGAAGGGACATATGTAAGGAATCAATTCGTTGTTGATGGGTCATTAGACCAAAGATTTGTATTAGATAATTCATTCATTGATACTTCTACTATTGTCGTCTATGTAAAAGGTGTAGGAGACGTTGGAATTGGACCAGAATTTAAGAAAATTGATAATATTATAGGTATTACTACTACATCAAAGACATTCTTATTACAAGAAATACAGGATGAAAGGTATGAATTACTCTTCGGTGATGGTACTTTTGGTAGAAAACTAGAAGATGGCAATCAAATTACTGTAGATTACATCATTACAAATGGAAAATCGGGTAATGGTCCTGCTAATTTCTCATATACAGGCACTGTAACTGATTCTTTAGGTAATATACTCACATTAAATGCCAATCCTAACATAACAACTGCTCAGGCTGCCTCTAATGGCGGTGATATTGAACCTATTGACTCTGTTAAGTATTTTGCACCTAGACTGTATTCAGCACAATATAGGGCGGTTACAGCAAGGGATTATGAGTCAATAATACAAACAATTTACCCAAATACCGAAACTGTTTCTGTTGTCGGTGGTGAGGAGTTAGATCCACCACAATTTGGTACAGTTCTACTTACAATTAAGCCTAAGAACGGTGATGCAGTCTCTGACTTTGATAAAGAACAGATACTGACTAAGTTGAAAGGATACTCTCTTGCAGGTATTAATCAGAAAATCTTAGATCTTAAAATACTTTATGTTGAGATTGATACATTTGCCTATTATGATACTGCTGCAATTGAAAAGGCTAGTGACTTAAAAACAAGAATTATTGATGGATTGAATACATATGCTGCCTCAAACGATATTAATAAGTTTGGTGGTAGGTTTAAGTATAGTAAGGTATTGAATATTATTGATGGTATTGATAAAGGAATCACCTCAAACATCACTAGAGTTACTATAAGAAGGAATCTAAAGGCAGTTTTAAACACATATGCCCAATATGAACTCTGTTTTGGTAATAGTTTCCATATTAATCCAAAAGGGATGAATATTAAGAGTACAGGATTTAAAGTTGCTGGAAACTCTAATCTTCTTTATCTAACAGATATACCTAATAAAAATGCTGCTGGTGATCTAGATGGTAGTAATATGGGTAGTATTACTATTGTTCGGGAAGATGTGACAACTGGTGAGAAAATAGTAGTTGTTAAATCTGCAGGAACAGTTGATTATAGCAAAGGTGAAGTTATATTGACTACAATTAATATAACTGAAACATCTAAAATTAATAATATTGTAGAAATTCAAGCAGTACCAGAGTCTAATGATGTACTGGGACTTAAGGATTTATACCTGAATTTTGACATTTCTAATAGTACGATAAATATGGTTAAGGACACCATAACTTCTGGCGAACAAATATCTGGTGTTGGATATAAAGTTACTTCAAGTTATACAAACGGAGATTTAATAAGAGGATGATCACAACGGGGTTTGATAAGAAAGTAAAAATACAGCAGATTATTGATAATCAGCTTCCAGAGTTTGTTCTAGCCGAAAGTCCTAAAGCTGTTGATTTTTTAAAACAGTATTATATTTCGCAAGAATATCAAGGTGGTGCTGTTGATCTTACCGATAATCTGGATCAATATTTAAAATTAGACAATTATACACAAGAAATAGTTGGTGCTGGAACCACTCTTTCTGTGGGTATTGGTACTGCAGAAACTACAATAAATGTTTCGAGTACAAAAGGATTTCCTGACCAATATGGTCTATTTAAAGTAGATAATGAGATATTTACATATACAGGTATAACAACTAATACCTTTATTGGTTGTCAACGTGGATTTAGTGGAATTACCACATATCATGCACCAAATAATCCAGGAGAATTGGTGTTTACAAACTCTGATTCTGCTGCACATACTCAGAATTCAGTTGTTCATAATTTAAGTGCATTATTCTTAAAAGAATTTTATAAGAAAATCAAGGCACAATTAACTCCAGGGTTAGAAAATACTAAATTTATCCCTACTCTTGATGCTGGAAACTTTATAAAAGAAGCTAGATCATTATATCAATCCAAAGGTACAGAAGAATCATTTAGAATTTTATTTAATATTTTATACGGAATTGATCCAAAAGTCGTTGATTTAGAACAATTTTTAATTAAACCGTCTTCTGCTCAGTTTATTAGACGTGAAATCGTACTTGCAGAGAGAATTTCAGGTGATCCTAACAAATTAGTTGGTCAAACTATCAGAAAATCAACCGATTCTGCTACTCAAGCATCAATATCTGAAGTTGAAATTCTTACTAGAGGTTCTCAGATCTTCTATAAAATAGCTTTATTTGTTGGATACAATGATCAAGACCTAATTCAAGGAACATTTTCAATAACAGGTAAGACAAAAATTATTGGACCAGTTTCTATTGGGTCATCTGTTATTACTGTTGACTCTACAGTAGGATTTGGAACAACAGGAACTGTTGTAGCTGGTCTTAATACTGCAATTTCTTACACAGATAAGACAATTAATCAGTTCTTAGGATGCACCAACGTAGGAAGTGCAATTACTACAACTTCTGATTTAAGATCTGATGAAACATATTATGGTTATGAGGATGGAGATTTAACCAAAAAAGTCGATTTACGTATCACTGGAGTTATATCTAAGTTCGTTCCTGTTTCTGATATTAAATTAACTAATGAAGGTGAAGAAATTACTGTTAAAAACCTTGGTGAAGGTATATTAAATCCAGAAATAAACGCAAGTAGAAAGGAAATTCTTGTTAATTCTTGGATATATAACACTTCTTCAAGATATCAGATTAAAGAATGGGCTGGATCAGTATTTACGCTATATTCGGATATAGAAAAATCTAGTTTAAAATTAAATGATAATGTTGACATTGTACGTCGTGGAGAGCAAAATATTGTAGCAACTGGTAAGATTGGAGATGTCAATTCAGGAGCAAAAACTGTAAGGATTGATAATTTCACTCTTCTTTCAGGAATATCTTCTTTTCCAGAAACACCAAACAGTCAATATGATGTTAGAAGGCAAGTAAAGAAAGCATCTAGTTCAGGTGCTGAAATAGATTATGGTAATAATGTTCTTACATCAGATGTTACGAATGTATATAATGACGATAATAAAAATATCTACGTAGCTTCTAATTCATTACCATCATATGATATAAATGTATCTCTTGCATCTACATCTATACCATCTTCAACAGATATGGTTGTATCTGGGTATTTGCAAGATTTAGATGCTAATACATTAAAATATAATGTATTATCTTTCCCTGGTCCTGTTCCGTTTATTACAGGTGATGCTGTTTACTATTCTCCAGATTCAACACCTATAGTTGGATTAACAGCTGGAACATATTACGTTAAAGTATTATCACAAACTAACCAAATAAAAATATATCCATCTAGATCTTTTATAATACCAGATGCTGATGGAACCGAAAAGAATTTACAATTATTATCTGCTACTGGTAAGCATACATTTACGTTTAATAGTCAACAGAATGGACAAATTAATGCCCAGGGATTATTAAAGAAATTCCCAATAGAATCAAATATTAAATCTGGACAGTCTGCCCAGACTAATGCTGGTCCAACGGGAATGTTGGTGAATGGTGTTGAGGTTATTAATTATAAGACTGATAATAGTATATTTTATGGTCCAATAACACATTTAAATGTATTGAATGGTGGAACTGGATATGATGTAATTAATTTACCAGAGATTGTTGTATCTGCAGCAGATACGACAAGTACAGCAGGTATAGGAAATACTGCTAAAATTCAACCAGTTATTAGTGGTAGTGTTAAAGATATTTTAATTGATCCTCAAGATTATGATATTGATCGTGTAGTATCTGCAACGATTAGTGGTGGTAATGGTGACGGTGCGTTATTAGAACCTGTAGTTTCTAAAAGGTTCAGGGATATATTCTTTGATGCTCGTTTAAGTATTCAAGGTGGTGGTGTTGATCTTACTGATGATACAATAACTTTCTTAGGTCAGCATAATTTAGCAGATGGACAGGCTTTAATTTACAATAATAATGGCAGTGATTCTGTTAGTATTGGGGAAATGAGTAATAATGCAAATCAAAACAAATATTTACAATCTGGATCAGCATATTGGCCAAAAGTAATTAACTCAAGTACTATTAAGTTATTCCCAACTCTTAATGACTATAATACTGGAATTAATACGGTTGGATTTACATCATTTACTAATGTTGGTACTCAGAAATTCAGACTTTATGAAAGTAAAAATACATTATATTCACTTAAAGTAATAAATCCAGGTGAAGGATACACAAATAGGAAATTAATTGTTGGTGAAACTGGTATTTCTACAATTACATCAACAGTTAATTATGAAAATCATGGTTTTGGTGATGGTGAGAATATTTTATATTCTACTGGTGGCACAGGAATTTCTGGATTAACAGTAAAAACTGGAA